TACAGATCCTATTGCTAAACAATTAAAGTTACCAGTCTTGCCAGCATCATTAGAAATTGGTGGCGGAGGAACTATTGAAGAACCATCTGATGATATAATGGGTGCTATTGGTGGCGGAATAGGTGGGTTTGGTCAAAATGTTTTAGATACATTTTCTAAATTGTTTAGTGGGAAAGGGGGACTTTCTCCTGGCGCTGCTGGTGGTTTCCAAGGTGCTACATTATCTGGTTCTGCTGCTCAATTGATTGGCAATGATACCGAGTTCTTAGCAGAAGTTACTAGAGTTTGTAGAAAATTTGGCATTAAAGAGGGTGATTTACTAGGACTGATGGCATCTGAATCTGGATTCAACCCAGCATCAGACAACGGTACACACGTTGGATTGATTCAGTTCAGTAGAGATAGTGCTAGAGCAGTTGGTACAACTCAGGCAGCACTCAAAGGAATGACTAGAGCTCAGCAGATGACATATGTTGAGAAGTATTTTGATCACTGGAAAAGTGCTGGATACTTCCCTGATAATCCCACTGCTGGTCAATTGTATAGTGTTGTATTTGCTCCTGCTTATGCTAACAAACAAGATCATGAAGCATTATACAGTGCTGGATCTGCTGCTTATAATAGTAACCGCCCTTTAGATACTAATAACGATGGTCAGATTACTATGGCAGAAATGGGACAACGTATCCAACGAAAGAAACAAGAGTTTGGTATAACTGATAGTGGAGTTTCTACCCCCACCGCTACTCCACCAGGCGCTCCACCTGCTGCTCCTTCTCTACCGACGACCCCACCTATCACACCACGAGCTCAACAACCTAATACTGGAAGCACGGGAGTTTCTTTATTGCCGCTGTTAAATCCTGCCCCAGCAGCACCACAACCACCGCCAGCGCCATTTACATTGGGTAGTCCATTTATGACACTGCCAGGAACTTCTCTTACACAACTTCAGATGTTGAGATTAGCACAATAAATATAGACAGGTAGGTATCTTCAATGGCAGCCAGCTTATCAACAGCACAAGACGCCCGTGGCGATCTTAATATAGGAGCATTAATTGCTGGTAAGGTCAAGAATTCTCTTGCAATGTCTGCTGAAGAAAGAAAAGCACGTGAAAAAGAAATTGAATTATTAAAAGAGAAAGATGCTAGTGGTAAAGCAACTCAAGAAGATATAGTTAGGTTAGGACAACTAGAAGCACAGGATGCAGAAAGAAAACAACCAGGACTGAAGGGAATTAAAAATTCTTTCTTTACCAAGGCGATGATGTCTGAGTTTGGTGGAGATAGATTACGTAGAACAAAAGGAACTTTCTCTAAAAATCCAGACGACACACAGGATCCGTCACTCACAAAAGAACAAAGATTTTCTGCTCTACTAGATAAAGCAGCACGTCCAGCATCAGCACCAGCAGCACCAGCAGCGCCAGTTGCTAGTGATGATCTAGGTCCCATGGATTATGGGGATGGTAATGCTCAAACACCAACTCCACAGCAAGGATCTTTAGAAAAATTATTGGAGATTATTAAATCTCAGTACAATACTCTTTCCTCTAGAGTTAACGCTATTGGTAGTGAAGAACAAAAGAATGTAGAGGAAAAAGGTAAAACGAATTTAGAATTGTCTAGGATAAACAGCGTCCTAGAAAGTTTTAAACAATACTTTAATAAAGATAACGAATTAAAAGAAACTGAAAATCAAATTGAAAAAGAAAAGGTTGAGATTGAATTAGATAAAGAGCAAGATGCTAAGGTAGCATCAGAACAATCTTCTTTGGCGGGACAAGTTGATGTTGCTAGAGAGGGAGATACAGAAACATTAGAAGAGCAGGATAAGGAGAAGGGTGGAAAAGGTGGTGGAATCCTAGGCACTTTAATGAAAGGTGTTGGTGGATTATTTAGAATGTTTGGACCTAAGAAGGGTGGAGGACCAGGAAAAGGAGCAACTCAATATACTAAACCAATCGGTCCACAACCGATGAACTCTCCTTCTCCGTGGGCAGCGAAGGGTGCTGGTGATCGTGGAGGTATGTTCGGAGGTGGTGGGTTTACTCCTAGGATGCCATCAGCACCAACAACTCCAACTCCATTAAATAAAGGTGGCGTTGTACCTCCTAATGATACTAGTGAGAAACCCACAAAGATGGCAGCGGGTTCTTTCATAACAGATAGACCTACTCGAACTAAATTAAGCCCTGGATCTAGCGTCATCCCACTTAATAGAAACAACTCTTTGGGCAAGATGTTCCAGAAAGCAGGTGAAGGGATGCCTGGTTCTAAAGAAGCAGACCCAATGACAAAAGTTATGCAACTACCAACACAAGTTGGTGGTGGTTTACTATTGACAGCACTCAATAATGTGATGGATAAATTGGGTGGTCTTGGTAGCATGTTAAAGGGACCAATCAAACAGATTGCTGCTCCTGTTGCTGGTATGTTTGGACTTCCAGCAACAGTTCTTGGTGGATTATTTGGAGCTCCAGCACAGGCTGCTACAATAGATCCGATGCAGAATGGCATGGATAATGGTGGATTCCTTGAGAAACTAAAAGGAATGTTTAAGAATAAGAGCACTGGTCCTGGTACTACTCCCCCTGGTGCTGGTGGTGCTGATCTTGGTGCCAGCATGAGAGCAGGAGAAACTATTCAGGCACAAGATCCTAATGGTCCTGGGGGATTTATTCAAGGTGGTTCTGGTTTAGGTAGTGAAGGTGGACAGAATACTAATAGGGGATATGCCACACACTATCATTTAACTCCTCCATCTAATGATCCTGCTGGATGGGCAGACTCTAGAGCAGTAGCCAAGACAGCAGCAACAATGATGTTGAATAGAGGATCAAAAATCTGGTTTGGTAACATAAACCAGTGGGCGACTCCTGATAATCTTGATGCTCAAATTGCTGCTGAACAGCAAGCACACACCCAACCTGGAAGAACTCAGGGTGGTATTGATATGCAAGAACAGTCTCCTGACGGCAACATGAGACTGAAGTTTCCACTTAAAGTTACTAACGTCACTCAAGATATTAATGGTGGTAGTGGAAGAACAGCACGTATTATTGGCACCAACGTCAGACTTGCCCATGGTGCTGCTGGATCTGCTAACTCAATAGAAAGTTCTACTGCTCCCCAAGTTGCTACTCAACAACAACCAGTTGCTCTACCTGGGGCATCAAATCCAAGTACTCAAACTCCTAGTAGATCAACAACAGGTCTAACAGTGACGCCAGAGATGAGAGCAGCAGCACCTGATTTAAGTGCTGTGTTATTAGCACAACAACAAAGACAACAGGCACAACAAAAACAACAGGTAAAACCAACAGGATTAAGTCTTTCTGTTGGTACTACTGATCCTACTGGTATAGATACATCGTTCTGGTTTAGACCCTAATGGCAAACAAAAATATAAAGTCAGTTGAAATAAAAACCTGTTACATCTATGATGTAGATGGAGGACAGTATAATTTGACTTCTGCTGTTACTGGTTTCGCGTACTACGAAGGAATTTTTAAACCATTTGTCAGTGGTGTAATGAACGTTGCTGACTCGGGAAATAACTTTATTTCTACCTTGCCTATTCAGGGTGGAGAAAGAGTAGTTATTACAATCTTAGACGTAGAAGAAAATGAATATGTATATGATTTACATGTCTGGAAAGTATACAACAGAACATTTAGTAAAGGATTACAGACATATAACCTAGCACTCATCTCTAAAGAAGCACTATACAATGAAGGTGTACGATTAAATAAAAAACTTAGTGGAACACCAGATGCTATTGTCAAAAAAATATTAATGGAATACTTGAAGACAGAGAAAGAAATTCTTACAGAAACTTCTAAGTACCAACTTAACTTTTATCCTAACGGAAAAAAAGCACATAGTATTATCCAATCTATTTCACAGAAAGCACTGCCTAATACATCTAGCAAGAGTGCTACCAGTGTAGCAAAGACAACGACTGGTGGACAATCAGATGTGTCTGGAGATACAAAAACATCATCTGGTACAGCAGGTTATCTTTTCTTTGAAAATAGAGATGGATTTAATTTTAAGTCAATTGACTACTATTATAGCACTGGCAGTGATAACTTTAAGGGTGATACTGAAGTTGCTACCTACACAGTTCAACCAAACAACGACAACCCAAATCGCTATACAATTGAGGAGTATGGATTTACTAATGAGATTGATTTAATTGATCAAATGAGGAGTGGTACGTTTGCTTCTCACTTAGTAGCATACAATTTTTCAACAGGATACTACGAAGAATTTAAATATAATCTTCAAGAAAACTTTGATGGCATGGCTCACCTTGGTAGTCAATCCAAACTAGGAAAGACACAGGAAGAATTGTCTATCAATCCTAGTAGAATCATGACAGTTCTAGTTGACCACGAAACATGGCATAGTAAAGACACCTCTGGTTCTAATGAAGAAAGAGATAACCCAGCAGGAAATGGATCAAACTATCCAGATTATCAGAAGCATTGGTTGTCACAAAGTATTGCCAGAAGATACTTTATGGAGAATCAAAAACTAGAGATTGAAATCCCTGGTAACATGGAACTATCTGTTGGTGATAAGATTAAAGTCATGCTACCCAACATGGCATCTGGAAAGCTACGTGAAGAAGAACCATTTGATAGAGAAAATAGTGGTACATATTTAATTTCTGCTCTATCACATAACAATGTCTTCCTAAATAGTAGTGTCTGTGTCACAAGGCTTGAATTGATACGAGACATTTATGGTATGAAAGATGAAAGTAGTAACGTAAGGTGATATGGATCCAGCATTATCCTCACTATTCCCAGTACATCAGATCGGTGCCGATGGATTCTCATGGTGGATCGGACAGGTAGAGTCTGAGAAGGGAAAAGACCCCAAAAAATCTGGTAGATATCAAGTACGTATTGTAGGACAGCACCTAAAAGATTGTGATTCTACACCTACATCTGAACTACCATGGGCAAATGTAATGATGCCTGTCACCACGCCATTCAGCGATGGTGGTACTACTGGTGCTTCTGTTTCTCTTAACCAAGGTAACTGGGTAGTAGGATTTTATCTTGATAATGATAGACAGAAACCTATCATCATGGGATCTGTTGGTCATACTGCTGGTGCCACACAAAAAACTAATGTTGAAAAAGATCCATCGCCAGGAGATACTTGTAAGTCATTTACTACGTTTCTCAGACCAGACATCAATCCAAATACACAGGCTCCAATGGAGTCTAGTAAGAAACGTAACGGAGATCAACCAGCAGAACCAACAACTGCTGAACAAAACGGACAGACAAAACCAGGAGAAGCGGGAGAGATTGCTGCTGCTGTTCCTGGACAAATGCCAGCAGCATTTAATGGGTTGTTTGCTGAGGCATCTACAACTAACCCAACAGGTAACAAGGTATGTGTAGAGATTGCCAACCCAGATTGTGGATCTGAAAATGATATGAAGGGTGGTCTCACTAATATTATTGGTGAGATGTTAAAAACAACTCAACAATCTGGTGGCAACATCGGTACATATTATGTCAGTCAGATCAATGGAGAGCTAAACAATTACATTGATCATGGTATGAGATATGTTAACAAGGCAGTATACCTTGTCAAGAGTTTTGTTAGTAGAGTTAAGGGAGAGATTGTTAAGTTACTACGTGATGGTGTAGATAAACTTGTTGAGCTGTTGTTATATGAAAAGGTAGTAGAAGAGACAGCGGAAGAAGCAGCAGAAAAATCTAATACATCTGAAATTGATAAGCAAAGCGAAGCAGAAGAACCAGAGAAAAAGAAACAAAGCAGAATCAAACCAGTTCTAGACGCTATCAATGATGTTCTGGACGATCTTGGTTGTTCGATGGCAGATTTTACAGATCGTATTGCCAAGTGGTTGACTGACTTACTACTTGGTTATCTAATGGATGCCTACTCCAATGCTGCTTGCTTGGTAGATAATGTAGTCGATGGTATTCTCAATCAGATCTTAGCATTCATCGAAGAGTTTTTAGCAACGATCCTTGGACCACTCCAAGAATTGTTAGCACTCATTGCCTCACCTCTTGATATGATTGGTAGTGCTGTTGCTAAAGTATTAGATCTCCTAGGAATCTCTTGTGATGGTCCGCCCGCTAAGTGTGAGAAAGTTACCAAGGAATGTGTTGACTGTGGTACTGGAGAGACCGAAGATTGGTTAGACAAACTCATTGATGCTCTCAATGATGGACCACTGGATGGTAACACGTATGTTTGTGAGGAAGCTAAAACCACTAGTGCTCTAGATTCTCTACCTCCTACAGAAGTTCTTTTCATTGGTGGAACACTACCAGATCCAGAAGAAAATAATAATGTAGTACCAACTGATCTGTTCATTAACTATAGTTCTGAAGACATCGAAGTAACTGAAGGTCAGCAAGCAATCTTCACGATCACTAGATCAGGTAACATTGCTAAACCATCTAGTCTTACAGTAACAGTTCTTGGTGGTACTGCTACCGAAGGTGTAGATTATAATAAAGTTTACCTTGGTAGCTCTATTGGATTTACTCCAGGCGCTAGCGAAAAAGCTATCGTATTTGATACGTACATAGACGAAGAAACAGAAGGACCAGAAACATTCTTCATTAAGTTGGAAGAGAATGTCACTCCCGAAGGTCTCTTTGCTACTTTTAAAGGAGGTAACGTACATAAATGTACCATCAATGACTTCAATCCAGAGACAGATTTAACACCACCTTCTGATGGTGGTGGCGATGGAACTCCAGTACCATACATTCCCCCTTCTTTGGTAGCAGTTGCTCCAATCAGCACCAATCAAGTTACCAATCTAATCGATCCATCATTAGATCCATTGGTGGCAGTTACTGCTGACAAAGTTTTCTATAAAGAAGGCGAGACCATTGTCTTTACAGTAGAGACAGAGAATGTAAGTGCTGGTACTGTATATAACTACACCATCGGTGGCACTATTGATGCTGACGATATTCAAGATGGTCTCACTGGATCATTTGACATTGGTTTAGATGGGACAGCAACAATCGAGATTACTACACTAGTAAACGATGACATTGAAGATGATGAGGATGAGTTAGAAAGTTTATCAATCTTTATCACCAACACAACAGCATTTGCTGACGTTTATATTCTAGGTGATGGTGATGATCTAGCAACACAACCTCAGTGGACTGTTACCAGTGATGTCAACTACGTTAGAGAAGGAGAGACTGCTACGTTTACTGTCAGTGCTTTGAATATTCCTGACGGAACTAACTTTACTTACGAACTAGTCGGTCCTATCACAAGGTCAGATATTGTTGGTGCTAGGTTACTATCAAAGGTTGATGTTGATGCTAACTTATTAGAAATTGTTAATGGCACATGTATTATTCCCATTACTCCAACAATCGATGGCGACGAGGATGAAGGACAAGAACCATTTGATTTTGTAGTCAGGTCATATGTAGATAGCAATGGAGACACACAGGAATTAGAAGGTGTACAAACACGTGTCGTTATTCTCGCTGATAGCACAACAGATATTGATACAGATACTACACCATCTTACTTCGTTGAATCTGATAAGTTAGAGTACCAGGAAGGAGATGTTATTGTTTACACCATCACTACATCTAATGTTCCCAATGGTACTAACTTACAGTACATGTTGAGTGGTACTAGTATCAAGAAGAGTGATATTGTTTCTAATTCATTGTTCGGTAACTTCCAGATCATTAACAACAAAGCAAAAGTCTATGTTGGTATTGCTGATGACATTGAGGTAGAAGAACCAGAAACATTAACGTTTAGTATTAATGGTACTGGAGCATCTGCTGACGTTATTATTCTAGATAATGATTCACTTGACATCGATCCATCTCCTGATGTAAAAGCACCATGCTATACAAAACCAACAGCAGGACAACCAATCACAGATGGCAACGGATCTATCATTAGCATTCCTATTTTAGATACTGGATGTCCATATGTATTCCCACCTAAAGTAATCATCACTGGTCCAGGTTATGGTGCTTCTGCTATCGCTTTAACAGATCCTAATGGTAGGGTAACAGAACTTCGTGTTACTAGATCTGGTGTTGGATATAATCTCAACAGACCAGAAGATAAATCACTACGTTGTGTAATTGATTCCTTCACCCTTATTAAACCTGGCGCTGGATACACAGAAGAACCTGATGTTTATATCAACGGTGTTGCTGGTCGTGCTAGAGCTATCATTGATGAGAGAGGATATATTATTAGTGTTCAACCTACTGATAGAACCACAACTTACACTGAGATCCCACAGATTCAAATCATTGGTGGTGGTGGTCTTGGTGCTAGAGTTTTACCTTCGGTTGTCTGCCTAGATAATATTGAATATGAGAACCAGGGTTATGCCAAGATTGGTACTGGTCGCTACGTTGATTGTCCATAAGGAGTGTGAGTAATGGCAAATTCTAATTCTACAAATCAAACTCCTTTACAGGAAACAATAGATAAACTAAACAATGGTCCTACCTATGATGGATTTAATCTAGGCAAAAATTACTTCTTCGAAGGACCTATCCCAGAGTATTCACAGATCATGGGTGGGTTTAATATCACTGCCTATAAGTTCCCAGATGGTAGTCAAGGTTGGGCTTTATACAATGGGAAAACAGCGTTCCACATTGACAATAATAATAACATCACATTTTCTGCTGGAGAACCATCACAATCTGGTTGTGGCGGTAAGGTAGTCATCAACAGCAAGTCTCAACTACAGAAAGCAGAATCTATTGCTATTGAAGTTACAGGTAGAGATGACGGTGGCACCATCGACAAAACTACTGACGGAAATGGTAATGTCGAAGAGAAAAATCTACCATCATATTCTGTTAAAGTATATGGTCCAGTAAAAATCGAAGCAGTCGGTGGTGACTGTTCAGTTAAAGGAGACAATGTTACAGTCAATGCTGGTAGTGTACTAAGTTTGAAATCAAACAAAGATATTATACTACAAGCTGGTGAAAAGGGTGGCAAAATTAGTATGCTTGCTGGTGCCATTGAAATGGACGCTTCCTTCTTTAATAAAAAAATTACAGGAGGAGACTTTACCGAAGGTGCTGGCGAAGTAAAGGTAACACAAAACAAAAAAGGATCCAGTGTTACATATGAAACTCCTGGTAGTGTATTGTATGTTGTTAATGGTGACTATAGTGTCAATGTTAAAGGTACATATAAGACAGACGTAAAGGACAATTATATCATAAATGTTGATAAAGATTGGGGCGCTAAAGTATTAGGTGATTATGCTAATGTCATTGAGGGTAAAGCATTACTTAAAGTTAATGGTGTTGGGTCAAAGTCTAAGCAAACACAGAACTTATTGATTGATGTTCTTGCCAACGCAAAGAAATCACAACCAGGATTTGAGATTGATTCTTCAAGTTTAATTAAGTTCACCAATAAAGAAGGTGGATTTGAATGGGAGGTTGGTAAGAAACTTGCCACCATGAAACTCACTGACAAGAATGAGTTCAGTGTAACAACTGGTCCTCAACTGGGTGCCATTACTCTTGATAAAAAACAAGCAACCATTGAACACGGCAAGACATCCAAACTGTCTATCAAACAAGACGGAGCAAGCATGGAGTTTAATAAGGTTGCTAAGTTAGCATTGAATAATACTGAGTCTAAGATGTCTTACGGTGATGGTTCTTATGTCAGTGTCAAACCTAGTGACGTTACTGTGTTTGGTCCAATGGTTTACCTAAACTGAAAATGACTTTTTAAATACAAGAATTCTGAAAAAAATTCCCCGCCAAAAAATCCCCAAAAAGGTTGACAGGATCCTGAGGACCGAGTACAATAACTCTGTCAGGGTTCAACGGATAAATACTATCGAGTCAGCTTTATTATGAACTACAAACCATACTCACCTGAATGGCATAGATATCGATATCTCAAGGAAGCAATCGATAAGTATCTTGACGACTATGTTGATCCAACCTTTATTATGGATGATATTCGTGATATCCTTCATATTAGGTCCGAGACAGCATATGAAGAGTTTTCTAGGATCAATCAATTAGAACACTATCTATCGGACTATTAATATGCTATCTACTCAATACAGACTCAGACTAGAGTTTATCTGTAAGAAGATTGCTAACAAAGAAGAAGTTAAACTTGAAGATATGATTTGGGCAGAAAAACTCGCCAAGCGACACACAACTGCCCGAGATTGGTTAAACAAAGCACGTCGCTGTGCTGCCCAGGATATTCAGGAGGGCAGTATGGATGATTTTATGAATAAGATGGGACTAGGTGACCCCGACCCATCTAATTACAGAACGGGGTTTCAATCTGCTGATGAGATTGTAGATTGGTTTAAGCAAGACAAACCTGATGATTGGAGGCAACGTGACTGATACTGTAGTGATTTATAGTAATGGTAGTCAAGAGTGTGAACGTATGGCAATGCTATTAAAAGCACTTGGCGGTGAATTTCATGAATACATGTTAGGAAAACATTTTACAGAGCACCAGTTCATATCTGAATTTGGATCTGAAGCTACCTATCCTCAGTGTGCCATTGGTCGTGAACACATTGGCAGCATGAAAGAAACACTTCAACACATGTCTGACAAAGGTCTGTTTGTGTGATATAATATGAGGGTCCCAAGGGGCGGTGGTGGAATCGGTAGACACACCAGACTTAAAATCTGTTGAGCATCAAGCTCGTGGGGGTTCAAGTCCCCCTCGCCCTATTTCACCCATAAATAGTTATGTGTGGAAATCACCATGAAATACCAACTCTCACAACAATACTGTTTTTACATGGGTATGACCGTGAGAATGTATTTCATTCAAGGTATACCTTATACTTTTGATGAGTTGCCTCAAATTATACAAGATCACCCCTCTGTAGCGGCAGAAGCATTAACTGGTCGTGACTGGGATGATGAAGAACTGTATAGATGGTCTTCATATCTTGTGTCAGAAGAATGTCATCCTTTGATGTTCGAAATTGAAGTAGATAATCCCCAACTATTACCACAAGATGATTGAAACCCTACATGAATGGTTAACTGGAAGTTTTGAAAATAAAATTCAAGCATTTTCAAATCCATCAAAGTATGCTATGATTAGAGTCACCCATGTTCCTATCTGGGATGGGTGGTTCTATGGGGAACAAGCATACACGTATCAGGTAAACAAACCATATCGTCAGTTTGTGTTACTCCCTACATTAGAGGGAGATTCTATCCGAATCTTGAATTATGAGATTGAGGGTAAAGAAAAATTTGCTGGGCGTCAAAACCTTGACAAATTGACCAAAGACATGCTACGATTAAAATTAGGTTGTGATGTCAACCTTACATTCAACGGATCTTCATTTGTTGGAGGTTTGTCTGGATGTGATTGTTATGTTAGTTGGAATGGAAGAGACACTTATCTCCAAAACGAGATTGAGTTAACTTCTACCCACTATTATGTGAAAGACCTCGGATTCTGCCAGAAAGATCACCATCAAATTTGGGGATCTAAGTATGGCAGATTTGAGTTCAAAAAAATGCCACTATAGCTCAGCTGGATAGAGCAACGGTTTTGTAAACCGTAGGTCGTCGGTTCAAGTCCGACTTGTGGCTCTAGGGGAGTACAAAAGACCTCCATATAGAAGGAGCGCCCCTTTTTTAAGTCGGTATGGCGGAATTGGTAGACGCGCTGGGTTTAGGTTCCAGTGTCTTTATGACGTGGAGGTTCAAGTCCTCTTACCGACATTAAGAGAAAAATTATGATACACGAAAATCTTGAAAAATATCAAAAATTAAAAGACCAAAAATACGTCATTGTTCCTAATTTTATGAGCAAAGACGATGCTTTAGCATACTATAAAATTTTTAGAGATTATTGTGAAGAAAAAGGTGCCGAAGGTGATGATCAAGTACCTTTATCTCAATCTATCTACAATTTCACACCATATGTACAGTTATTGTGTGACTACACAAAATTTGTTAGTGATACGATAGGAGTTAATGTTGTACCAACATATGCTTTTGGTAGAACATATCTCAACGGAGCAGTATTAAAAAAACACAAGGATTTTGCTTCTTGTGAAATTTCGGTGTCTTTACACTTACATGGTGACAAAGAATGGGCACTTGTTATTGATGGTGAAGAGGTACACTTAAAAACAGGTGAAGGTGTGATATATTGGGGTTTCGAAACAGAACACTGGCGTGAACCTTACGATGGTGAAGAATTCACTCAGGTTTTCTTACATTATGTCAGAACTTTTGGGGAGCATAAAGCGAATTTGTTTGATTATCCTAGACAAAAGTGGCGTTGGGAACAACATATCAAGGAGAAAGCAGCACACAAAAATCGAATTTTGTTTACATAAAAGTCGAAAAATTTTCTCCGCCAAAAAATCGTAAAAAAAGTCGAGGGGGGTCTCTCTCATTGTGTATAAATACATTGAAGAAGAAGATAAACCCTAGGTCGGCTAATCTATTATGGCTCTTACAAGACTTGATAACCTGTATTCAAGTAAGACTGGAAAATACTTATACGTATCACCAGACGACTTCAATGCTACTGATGAACTAGACAATAGGGGAAATAGTCCTCTACGTCCTTTTAAAACAATCCAGAGAGCCTTCATTGAGGTAGCTAGATACTCGTTCCTTCCTGCTTCAGGAGGAGAATCAGTTCCTGATAGATTTGACCAGTTCAGCATTATGCTGATGCCTGGTGATCACTATATTGACAACCGTCCTGGTTTAGCAACTTTAACATCTGCTGGTAACCAGTATCAGCGTTATTACGACGCAAAAGACCTAATTGTTGCTAACCGTCAAGAGATTATCGACCGATCTTTTGCTGAAATTCTCATTGAGTATGATGAATCTGCTTGGGGAACTGATTGGGTAGTTCCTGGCGATACTGTAACTGACTCTGTATCACGTTATCAAGATTCTTATCGTCTAATTCAAAAAAACAGAGATTATATCCAAGCAAGATCTGTTGCCGAACTTTCTGTACAATATGACGAATCTGCTTGGGGTCAAGATTGGGTTATCCCAATGGATGATCCTGCTGCTCCTACTTCAGGTCTGGATTTCAATAGACGTGCCGACGCTTATCGTCTAATCCTTAGAAACAAAGAATATATTCAAAATGCGGCATGGGATTTCATGTTCGCTTTATATCCCGCTGTTGCTGCTACTGAAGCAAAGTGTAAGCGTGACATCGGATATTTTATTGAACATATCGCTCTAGATATGTTCTATGGTAGTGTTAAGTATTCTAGAGATTTTACTCAGCAGTATTTTGACGGTAATGGTGTTTTAATCACTAACGGTGTTGACGGCGAAGTAGACGAATCTGTAGTCGCCTTTGATGCCGCTATTCAACTGATGTATGCTGCTGCTATCAATGCTACATCTGTTACTGTCAATGCTGCTATTGGGGGATCGTCTTCTGTAGTAGATATGACATCGTGGTATAGAGATACCACTATTACTGTTGACACTGGATCACCTGTCTGTGCTGGTGTACAGTCAAACCTCAATACACTATCATCTATTGTTATCACGGCACTACAGGCAGGAAATTTAAACAGCCTTCCTGCTGAATCTCCTAGCAGCATTCAAACTGGCACATCTAAGTGCTTCCGTGATACTGGTTACTATCTAGATGCTATTTCTCTGGATATCTCCCTTGGCGGCGGCAATCGTTATACTAGAAAGTATATTCAGAATTACTTTAATGCTGCTGGAAATGCTTGGATTGATGATGGTCTCCAAGGTGAAGAAGTACAATCCCTAATCGTATTTAATTACGCTAGAGATTTGATGAAAGCAGCTGTAACCAATCAATTGGGTTACAAGGATGAAACTATCACTGCCGATCCTGCTACTGGTGATAATCTATCTGCTGCTTCTTGTGCTGGTGTAAGATCTACTATCGACACTCTTGCTACTCTTGTTTCTACTTATTTTACACAAGGAACGCTAGAAAACTTCCCCGAAGAAACTGTTGCTACTCCTGAAGCTGGTGAAAGTAAGTGTAAGAGAGATATTGGTTACCTTGTAGATGCTATTGCTGCTGATCTCCCTAACGGAGGAAATGGTAGTGTAATCAACTTTGTCAAATCTTATTTTGATAAGAATGGTCTTCCTATTAGTAATGGTCTACTAGGTGAAGAATCACAATCTGTCATTGCCTTTAATAAGGCTGGTGACATGATAAAGAAAGCAATCACCAACCAACTGTATTCTAAGGACCTCGGTATTCTTTCTGGTCCTGCTGAGTATGCTGGTTATGAAACAAATGATCCTACTATTCCAAACCTCCCATCAGGTAATGCTGCCACTTGTATTGACGTTCAGGCAAATATCGATACTTTAGTTTCTATTGCTACTACTGTTATTGCTGATGGTGATCTAAACAGCTTGTCTAATGTACAAGTTAGTGGTGATATTCCAGTATTTAACTATAACAGAGCTTTAGAAGAGTGGCAAGATAATTCAATTCTAGATCTAAGTAATCCAGACAATGTTCTCTACAAATTTAACGCTCCTAGTGGTGGTGCTATTGTCCCTAGAGGTTGCTCTCTTATTGGTTATGACCTTCGTCGTACCGTCGTTCGTCCTCTATACGTTCCTGATCCCGCTGACGGAACCCAAGAGAGAACATCAATCTTCAATCTAACTGGTGGTTGCTATCTCTGGCAGTTTACTATTAAAGACGGTGATCTTTCGAACAATTCTCCTCTATATGATACTAATGCTAGTGTAGGTAAAGTTTACTATCAGAAAGGAAATAACACTGCTTTAGCAATTCCTGAGTATTCTCACCATAAGATCTGTATCATGACGTATGCTGATACGTCAGATCTTCAAATTTATTATGATAAAGTTGCTAGAGCGTTTGCTCTGTTCCAAACTGACATTGATGATGGTGACTTCTTACAACTACCACAAGAAAACAGAATTGTTGGACCTTTATCTGATACGAGAAGTATTACTGGTATCAAACTTCTTGGTCAAACTGCTTCTGGTAAAACAAGAGTTCAAGTCACAACTAAAACTGCTCATGGATACTTTAAAGAGCAGTATGTTGCCGTTATCGATAATGGTCTAGATGAAGGACTAAATGGCACATTTAAAGTCACCGAGATTGACGCTACTGATCCAAAACTATTTGTTTATGAAGTAGCTCTAACTCCACAACAATTGGGTCTAGATCTAGAGCAACTATATCAAACTCCCGATGTCAATATTTCTGCTAGAGTACAGGCAGAGATTGACTCTGTTGAATCTGCTTCGCCATACGTCTTTAACTGCTCAATTCGTTCCACCTGGGGTCAGTGTGGTATGTGGGCAGATGGATCCAAGGCGACTGGATTTAAGTCGATGGTTGTTGCCCAGTACACGGGTGTTTCACTACAGAAAGACGACCGTGCCTTTATCCGCTATGATGAGTTCAGCAATACCTGGAACCAGGCATCACTAACTGATGCTTTTGCAACCACTGCTTATCACACTAAGGGTGATGCTTATTGGAAAGATGACTGGAGAAACTTCCACATCCGTGCTTCTGATGACTCCTTCATCCAGTGTGTTTCGGTCTTCGCTGTTGGATTCTTCGATCACTTCTTGATGGAGTCAGGTGGTGACATGTCCATCACCAACTCAAACTCTAACTTTGGTAACACATCTCTACACTCTGTTGGTTACAAAGGATTCTCCTTTAACCAAGATAAGGGTGGTTATATTACTGACATTGTTCCTGTTAAGAAGGTTGACACCAGTTCCTTCAATGTTGAGAGTTTAAAGTACTATCCTCTTTCCAACCAGGCGACTAAAATCACTGGAAACCAGACTAAACTATATTATTCTGGAGATGATGTCTATTCACCATTTACTAAACCAGCTACTTCTATTGATGGTTATAGACTTGGCGCTTTAACTGATGATAAAATCTATCTCAAACTGCCTAAAGCGGGTGGTGGTAGCGATATCTATTCGGAAACCTTAACTCCAACTGGATTTAAGCAATACTCCGTTTCTTTAGAAACTTTAAATCCAGATGGCGTTACTATTAATAACAATGCCCAGGATGCTTCTAACTTAATTGAAACAAACAAAGCATTCATCCAGAATGAAGCATATAATTACATTATTACTAAGTATCCAGAACTACAAACTAATACTGATATTACCATCTCCAAGTGTGAAAGAGATATTGGTTATATTGTAGATGCTGTTATTCAAGACTTAAGAGTTGGTGGTAACATTAATGTTATTCAAGCAGCAGAAGGTTACTATGTTGGTGGTACGCTATCATACATCGATGGTGAACTTAACGAATCTGTAGAAGCATACGATTATGTTAAGAACCTCTGTATTGCTGCTATGAGGAACTTTGACTACGTTATTAGAGACGTAGAAACAACTGATGGTTCTTCTATCCTTAATATTGGTAATACTCAAGGTATCTTGGTTGGTATGGTTGTAAATCAGTATGATTATACTGATACTGCTGAAGGCGCTGATCCTCTCACTGCCAACTTTACCAATGGTAGACTAAGAAGAGGAACTGCTACACCATTAACAGGTGCTTCTAACGTAATTGGTGGTCCTGTTTATGTTAAGAGAGTTATTGATTCTGAAAAGATTGAAATTGGAAACGCTGCTCCTACTCTATCAACAGATTCCGAAGGTGTTCTTCAAGTCAACCTAGGTAACTCTGTTACTGCTAGTCAGACACTAACAGGAACAACAACTGGAGTTGTATTACATTTCGAGTTCCCACAAACTACTACTACTGCTGATAGTGATGATATTTTGGTTGGTGGATTCAGCAGTATCAATCCTGTAAGAGATAGTTCTGTTTTACAAGACACATCAACATGGCCTGCTACAGCAGATGATGGTTATCCAGAGTGTTCTGGTGTTGCTACCATTATCCAAGATTACTTCACCGAATTCTTCTTAATTCTAAACAATGGTCTAACACCTCTTGGTGGCACCGAAGTTGATGCTAGCAATTTGATTCTTGCTAACAAGGAATTCATCGCTGCTGAAGCATATGATCGTATGCTTGCCAACAATCCTGGATTTGTAACTCCAACTGGAGATCCACAAGATTGTATGGATGATGTCGTCGATGTATTAGAAGCGATGGCATATAACATCAAGTATGGCGGTAACGATAAGATCTACGAAGCTGGTGTTATTTACGTCACACAACCTGGATTGTTGGATGGAGAAAGACCTCAGTCTGTAGAAGTATATACTGCTGCTAGAGATGTTGCTATTCAGGTAATGAGAAACCAGACCGTTACCAAAGAATCTGGTGTTCAAAATACATACACTCAAGTTACTGACTTCGGTGTTCTTGGTGATATCTCTGGTCTTCCTGGTCAGTATCAACCAGTTGGAGATCCTAATCCAGATTGTGCTGGTGTAGCAACCACTATTACTACTTTAACTGGCATTATTACTCAGTCAATTGGTACTCCTGGAAATCCTGGTAATCTACTTGGTATTACCAAAACAGAACCAGCATTTACTGTTGCTACGAGAGTCGAGCCAGTAGTTGATACTGCTAATCTCGCTGCCAGAGCAACTGTATTCACCGTTAATACTGGTGGTGGATCTTCCAACCCCCACTACTTCGAAACTGGAACCCCCGTAAGATTAGTTCCTAGAGTTAGAGATGGTGTTTCTGCCGAAGCAGTAGACAAGCGTGTTATTCGCCTTCCAAAAGGATTTGATACTAACACAATTTATTATGTAATTGCTCCTGGTAGAACTACACAACCAGAAGATTACTCGGATGGTTCGACTTATCCAAATGTATTCACTAATTTGAATACTACTAAGTTGATGCTGGCAACAACTAAAGAGAATGCTGCTGCTGGTATCTACATGTACTCGCCCGAAACCGAGTCCGTAGATTTCGATGTACAGATTGACCTGTATCAATATGTTCTTGACGAACCATATAATCTACACCAATATCTCTGTAACTTCCCAACGGGACAAACTAATGTAATTCAAACAGATGTTCCACACATTTTTGATGTTCCTGGAAGTGAGCAACACGTACAGGAAATCTTCTTCAGAACATTTGGTACAAATTCAGATCTTCCACAACTTCCTGGTGGAACTGCTGTCAATCCTAATCAGTTCTACTATGCTAGGTATGTCACTGAGAAAACTTTCTCGGTATTCGCTACTAAAGCAGCTGCTGTAGCTGGTTCTCCTAGCATCACATTTAGCAATGGATTTGGTCAAAACTTCTATGTCTTTGCTAATAAGCGTGAATCTCCAGTTCTATTTGATCCTACTAGAGATGATAGTGCTTTACAACCAGATAATCAAGAAACAACTACAGGTCAGTGGTATATTCAAGTAACTGATGACTTTGATCCTGCTACTAATATTATCGCTAGAATGAATCAGATCGGTCAAGATCTTAAGGATGCTCGTTCTAAGAATACTACCTTCGAAAGATTGACTGATGATAGGAGTGCTTTAGATAGAATTTATCGTTTACGTTATGTCATTCCTAAGTTTGCTGATGGTGTACGTGATCCTCTTAATGGATTTGTTCTTAAGGCAAGAACTGACTCTACTAGAAGACTTGTTCCACAGAGAATCGTATTAAAACCTGCTCAATCAGGTATTCCTAATGCTGCTTTGTTTGAAATTCAAATTCCACTACTTTCTGGTGGAACAATATCTCAGCAACTTGGTATTCCTACTACTGATCCTAGTTACAATACTAATTTTACATATGATCCTTACAACAGCACATCAGTCAAGCAGATTACTTCTGACAAGACAGATTCTAAGGTAGCGTTTAGCGTTCAATCTGCTAGAATTAATGATGATGGATATCTAGAACTAGTTGCTTTTGATCATACAATTACTGATGATGCTGTAAGAAATGAACAGTTCATCACCGTTAAGATTACTGCTCCTCAAGGTCCTGGTAGTGGACAGTTTAGAGTTAATACATCGGAAAATAACGATCTAAACAAGATTTTCTGGAACGGATTTGCTAGTGGTTCTGGTTACGTTCAAGGTTACTTTAACCCTGATGGAACAGATGATCACTATCTCATCCTCAAAGAATTGGAAGAGAACAACGAAGAAAGAGAAACAGTTGAGTACAACCCTGTTGTTGCTACAACTCTTTATCAACCTG